GCCTCAGGTGCTGAGGCGCGTCGCGATGGGCCCCCGGCTATGCCTCGGCGGTTTTTGTTCCGTATACTTCACGCCGAGTGTCCTCTGGCCCCCTCCCGCGACCGGTTCGGTACCGACCCCCAGACCACGTCCCCTTGACGTGGCTTGGTGGCCTGCGTAGGAGATGTCGCTCCTATAACAGTGAAACGCTTTTCACAGCAGTTAACCATTAAGTCACTCGAGGGAGTGACAAATTGCTCTTAATCTAACTATGTTAAATCAAGTAAACAACTGGTTAATTACCGGAGGAGGCATCAAGAAGTTAACTGACTTCTTGGTGCTCCTATTTGGTGTGGGCGCATTGTCCGACCTTAGTCGGTCAATACGCTCCCTCTACCGTAGCAATGGTGCTCTCTTCACGGTCTTGTACTTGAAAGAGTGCAAGCGTGTTGTTGAACACTTTTGCTCCGGTGAGGTCCTTAGCAATACCATTAGTCCGCCGTTCGTCGGTTTAAGAAAGGGTTTACCTTCTTTCTTGCCGGCGGACCTTAGGAAGCGGATCCGCAGTGGTGACAGAGTGGGCATTATGCTCACTCTGACACTCCTAGGACTTTATAGGGGACTAGTTGTCCCCCCTAACGTCAAGGTCGAGACCATCACAGATGGTTACTCTGGAGAGAGTGATCACCTGTTGGGGTTTTCGGACACTGTGGGACGCTTTTTAAGCCATCTGCAGATAGGGAAACTTAAGAAACCCCGACTGTGGTTAAGTACCAGTGTAGGTCCTCATGGACTGATGGGTAGTGTGTCTGCCATCAGAGATGCAGCTTCGCTGGTCTCTGGTGTGCATCAGACTATCCGCCTGTTTCAAGAGGAGTTCGCTGGTGCAGTCTATGGGTGGAGGTACAGAATCTGGTTTCGGATACAGGTCAGGTTCTTTGCCTTCTCCCATTGGATGTTGTTTCCTTCATGGGGAGCGCTGTCTGGGGTGACATCTTGGCTTAGCAGACTCCATCGTATTGAGGAGCCTGCTGGGAAGGTGCGTATTGTTGCGATCACAGATTATTGGACTCAGCTTCTTATGAAGCCTGTCCATAATCTTGTTTTCGACATCCTACGTACCATCCCTCAAGACGGGACCTTTGACCAGGAAGCCTGTGTAGCCCGCCTCAAAGATTCTATTCTTTTGAGGTTGGGTGAGCATGGTAAGGAATTTACCGTTTACTCATATGACTTGTCTGCTGCGACTGACAGGATGCCAGTGCACCTGTACCAAGAGTTACTTTCTCATATCATCGGATTTGAGCAAGCAACTCTTTGGAAGCATCTCTTAACCGCCCGTAAGTGGTGGGACAGAGATTCTGTATGGAGTGTGGAAGAGGGACTCCGTCCGGATGGACCCTGGTTATCCCGAATGTATGCAGTAGGCCAGCCTATGGGGGCTTATTCTTCGTGGGCATTGCTGGCGCTGGCACACCATGCCATCGTTCAGTACTGCGCAGGTTTAATAGGCCGTACTTCTTGGTTTGAGGATTACGGTATCGTAGGGGATGATATCGTAATTTTCGACCAAGAAGTGGCGAAACGGTATCGCGAGGTGATGTCGGAATTAGGGGTTGTTATATCAGAGGAGAAATCCCTGATATCTCATTCAGGTGTTTTCGAGTTTTGTAAGAGACTCGTTACACCTCAGGGCGACGTGAGTGGGATACCGGTAAAACTGTTGTATCAAGTTTTCCGTTATCCCATTGATGCGGGTGTCGTTATACGACACCTTCACCGCCGTGGCTTTGCCTTATTTCCCATCGCCGTTGCGCGTGCATTTTCCTTACTTTCGGCACGCTCTGTTGACCTTAAGAAAGCCATCAGAACGTATCCGGTCAGTATCAGAGTTGCACTCACAACTCTGGTGCAGCCAGCCTATCCATGGTGGAGGGGCATCTGGTTGGTAGTCCATTGCGCCAGGCTCTCTGTGGTTGATCTTCATGAGATCCTAACCGTAGGATCGAAGATCCCTACAGATGAGCTGGGGGCGTATGGGCTCCTTGAGACTGCCTCCTTTCAGGGTTGGCTGGGCCGCCTTCATCCAGGTAAATGGATGGACTCACTGAATACAGTGAGCCCGGGTATTCGACGCTGGCTCTTCGAGAGTTGGCCCCTTACAGGGCTTAAACAATTGGGAGTTAATGCGGAGATTATCGGGGGGCTAGTCCGACTTATCCTGTTAGTGGGCACACCACTGGGGTGGTGGTTGATGGGAGGGCTCATCAATCGCTATAGTCAGCTTCTCAACGCTGCCTTTTTGGCCGCGTTGGAAAGTATGGCTACACCCGGGGAGCAAAAGATGATGGCCGGATACGTTTTCTTCTGAAAACGTGTTCGGGACCGGATTCTGGAGCTCTACCGTGGGCACTCTTTAGAGTACCTATCTGCGGTGAGCAGGGCGCGGACGCGGTCTGCCTTCAACTTCCAGTTCGCTGCGGATAGCAACCGCAACGAGCGAAGAAGAAGGAGGCAGATGGCGTGGGTTCAGAAGGCTCTGTCTAAGTATGAGGGCACGCTGCCCCCTGCTTATATAGAGCTGCCTGAGCCGACTAATGGCCCTTGATAAGGGTCTCAGAGGTATAGGGCATGAGGTCTGGTTGGCCTCCCGCACTGTCCGTCTTGCTCGCAAAACGTGGAGCAGTGCTGGGTCACTCAGTAGGTCCTACGGGATACCGCTAGGTGATTCAGTGCTAATCTTTGGTACAAGAGCACGTCCCCACCCAGGGAGAGACAAGAGACACCCACTGCTACTGGGTAGCAGACAGTGTGATGCTTCATGTTCTGTCCTGGCCCGTGGTAATCCTACTACCGATATTAGCTACCTTCCCACCACGAGGGTCGTGATGGTGGGGTAGTGGCCTACCAGCGCCTCGCAGGAGGTTGGTAGTTAGTATTGGGAACGGAATTATAGCCATGGTCTCCAGGGCCTACCTTAAGGCATGTCCCCTGACCAGGGAATGTCATAAGGCGTAATGCCATTTGGGTACGACTCCGAAGACTCATCGCGTTGCTGAGTATAAACAGGGCGCTCGGATCGAGGAAATACTCACTAAGGGAATCCCGGTTGGTTGAGCCATATGGCAACATGGCCAACCTTGGGCCCAAAGTGGGGGGGATCTCGGTCTTAAACCGGG